TTGCTCGAATTGAACCAGGCCTATCTTGAAGACCGATTGATTTAAGAAAAGAATCCTTTGACATTTTATTGGATTCTTCTTGAAGTAGTTGTGGTTCTGGAATAGTTTCTTCTTCAAGAACTTCTTCTTCAAACATAACTTCTTTAAGGACTTTCTTTTTCTTTGCCATACAATCTCCTTTCAAAGTTATTTATAGAGAGGGAGCTTTTAAGCTCCCTCCACATCATAATTAAGAACCAATAGGAATCAGCCGTGGCTTCTTCTCTTCTGGTATCACTTTCTCAAGTTCAATATTCAACATACCATCCTTGAGATCTGCTCCCTTTACAATAATATCATCGGAAAGAGTGAAAGAACGAGAGAATGCTCGTTTGGCAATTCCCTTGTGAACGAATGAATCACTTTTAGATTCACCTTCTTTGTCTTCGGTTGAACGGATAACCAATTTACCATCGGTCACTTCAACCTCTATGTCATCTTTTGAAAACCCTGCCAGGGCTACTTCTATGACATACTGAACTTCGTTCAGTTTCCGAATGTTATATGGTGGATACCCCGAATCGCGAGTAGAGTCCATATCAAAAAAACGATCAAAGAATGTATCAAACCCAACTGTGAGTCCCATCATTTTTTGAAAGTCTTGGGGTGTAAACGCGGAGTGTCGTGCTAGTACCATAATGCCTCCTTATAAAGCGAGGTTAATAATAAACTCATCCTGAAGCACACAGCGATGAGTCTGTTAAGTGAGGTTTCCACTATGGACAACCTCAATCGCGAAACCCTTCTCCCTTGAAGAAGTGTTCACAACGATGCCTAAAAATTATCCAAAATAATTCGGTAAGAGAGTCGGCTCCATAATTACCAACTCCTTTAACTAATAATTTGTATTTTGTTTCCATAATATATATCCTTTGAAAAAAAGGGTGAGGTGGGTAGTAGGATTCGGCGTACCTACAACATCGGGGAACGAACTTCCGTAGCTTTTTACCCTCTGCACCAGAACCCCCGCTGGTATGCGGGATGTGACCCCCTTCTGTTACCAGAAGGGTAGCCTCGGCACCATCCGTGAACTGTCTCACTCAAGCCGCTCTCGTGGCTTGTATTATGAGTATACCCAAGGTCCGTCAACCTTTTGTTCACCCTTTATTCTAGTATAACATATTTATACGATTTGTCAAGTATCTGGATTACTTCTTTGAGTAAATACCCCAAAGTACCCAAACAGCAACTAATCCTACAAGGCCTTCTGCACCGAGTTGTTTTACCAACCCAACTACTGAACCAACAATGTCAAGACCCAAGAATGGAACAGCTGCTCCAAAGATAACTTGAAGTACTACTCCGAGTGCAATTACTGCTAATCCTAGTTCTGTAATAGAACGAATCCAGCCTAAAACTTTATCTACCATGTTTTTCTCCTTTATTTGCCGGTTGAACCGAAACCACCATACCTATCTGTCTTTTGACTTGGTGGTTCTTTGATTTCTTCAAATTCATGATAAATTTTTTCTACCAGTTCAGCCTGACAAATCCTATCTCCATGTTTAATATGTTTAGGAGCTTGAGATATGCTGGTTAACATTACAAAAACTGGCTCAACATAATCAGAATCAATCACACCTTCACAATTTGTAAGGTAAATACCATCTTTCCATGCTAAACCAGACCGCGAGTGAAGTCTCACGGAATAACCTTCTGGAATATCCAGAATTAATCCTGTTGGAACCATAACTCGTTCCATACAGAATAGTTCTATTGAATCATTTTTTACACTTCTCTCAATAGTTCTATTTAGTGTATCTTGATTCACCTCATATTTTGTACCAGTGAGCAGACATGCATGAACATCAAAACATGCTGATCCTTTTGTTGCAAAATATGGTTCTTTAACAGATTCGTGTAGTTTATAATACTTTAATGGTTCTTGACTAACCTTCCCCATCCTCACTCCTTTTGCTTCCAATATTATATTTTGCAGTTAAGTTCCATTCGTCTTTCTCCTTGAAAGATAGGATCTTCAACTGATTAAGAGGAACAGTTAATTCCTCTGTCACACTAGGTTCTGACAACTTTATCAGACCCCATTCAGCCAAAAGGTTTGCTACAGTATTTCTTCTTGCTTGATCGTTTTCAGAAAAATTTGTGGGTTTACCATCAAGTGCAAATAATTCTTTAAAATGTACGATAAAATACCTACCTTGTTTGTGTAGAATGTGGCAGGATTGATACAGTGTTTTGTCTTTACGAGACGCCACACCGATTCTAGTCAGTGTTTCTCGTACCTTTAGAAAGTCATCGGGATTCTCAAGGGTACATTCAACCATAGTGTCAATTGATACATTCATTTCTCCACTCCACCTTGATTCAGTTTATCTTTGATATAGTCAAGTTGCTCCTTCGTAAGAATTGAAAGAGCGTCTTTGGCTTTTTGATTACCGAATCCATAATACTCTTTCACTATATCCATATCAGATAATTTCTCAGGCTTCAACCATTTACTATACCTTCTCTTTTTCCTAACACTATTTAGTAAATAGTCAAACTGAAGTCTGGAATCAAGGTGGAAATGAAAATTTACCTCATTGGCTTGGAAGATTGTGTCCATGAAGAAAGACAATCCACGATTTACAATAAAAGGTGCATATTTCTTCTCATCTTGAGAAGTCAGCATGATGTCTTCTTTTGTTTCGTTGATTGCCTTCAGATAATCAAACGGACTCATCTTCAACCCATTTCAAAACCGTGGCACTATTCTTCTCCAAAGGTGGATACCAAATTGCCTTGGTTTTCGTAGTGATGTTGGTTTGATCAATCTTTTCTGCAAATTCTCTTAAATCTTCTTCATTACGAAATCTGACTCTAATCAAAGCATACTGACCTTTTTCTGGTTGATCAAATTCTGGCATGTCATCCCAACCAAAGGGAGTTTGTGCCTCTTCATCACCTGCAAGAACAAATAGATTTGTTTCTGTTCCTTTCTCTGGAACCTTATTTAATATATTACCCATACTGGACTTCCTTTTCTGATTGTTTTGGGAACTCTTTCAAAACCAAACCATACTCATTGTTCCCTTTTGGAATATTTAGCCCACTTTTCAAAATAGGTTTTTGTTTGTATCTGTAGTAATCCACATAATGATGCCATCTATCATATTTCCATGCAATTCTGGCAACGTCTGGATGTTGACTTGCAATAGACTCTGCAAATTTTCTCCTCTTATCAAATTTTTCTCCACCTCTTGTCTCTTTACCGCCTGGGTCATCTACTGCATAGACCTCTTGCGTGTTACCACCTTTCATGGTCATGGAAGCAGCCTTACCTATCAGAAAACAATTGAACAACATAGTACAAAGACCTGCCTTCAGAATCCTAATACTAATATCAGTATCTTCATTATACATCCCACGCCATCTTATGTCAAGTGTGTTATCAAGCAGGATACATGAATAAATTCTTGTGTTCAAAACGTATGGTGGTCTTTTAGATATTGCAGGAATAATGAAGTCATAATTCATACCTGCCATGCCAACATTTGTATACCTGTCAACAAAGTTCTCCAAGATTGCAAATGGTGATCCACTTTCAACTTGTAGTTTTCTATTCTGGTGTAGACGATAGAGTGGTGCCATGTTGTCATCAAGAATCCAATGTCTCTTGTGACCCTCTGCCTTTGCATGTTCATAGACAAAATTACGAACTGGTATAGATCCACCTAAAGTGTCAGTAACTTCACATCTTACTGCATACAGCGGGTTGTCTCTAAAATCTTTAGGAAGAGCAATTATCTTCTCTTCTGGCACATTTTCAGCATAGGCATCAAACTCCGAATCTTCAACAACCATCCGATACGGCACACCATACTTCTCAAGCATTTCCTGAGTAAGTCTAAGACCATTTTCGTAACGACCTTTTGAAATAATGTAAATAGGATATTTTGGTTTCATCATATCAACTCCTTTCAATACTATTTAGCTAAACAATATTTCTAATTGGCCAAGGCCTTCTTTTTGTGAAACTTCATTTGAATTTAATGAATGTAGATACTGTATTATTTCTTGTGGAGCAGATAAATTTCTTTCCAAATATGAATCACATATACTTATACAACAATCTTTGACTGTCTTTGGATTAATTTGACCTGCACCAAAAACACCCTTATTCATAAAATCGTCAAATAAAAAATTTGGTTTACATAATGTATAATTATCAACATAAAATGACAACCAATCTGTACACCCTTCTTCAAGCCATTCTTTAAATGCTAATGCAAAGTGCCAAAATAAACCACCTGAAGCATTATAACCATAATGTCTTAACAAATCTGTAATCCAACATTCTTTGTATAATGCTTCAATTTTTGTTAAAGCATAATCATGATATATTAATTTAGCACTTTCAATTCCACCATTTTCTTCAATGAATTTTACTGCTTTATCTCTCCTATGTTCATGAAATCTTTCTTCAAGAGAACGACCTGTCATGCCAATATAAAATGCTTCGGTTGAAAACTTCAATCCATATATTGAATAATCTGCATAAACACCATAATAATCATTACCATCTAAGCATTTGAATTCAATAAAATTAGGTCTATTGATCATATCAAATAAAATATCCTCTTGATCTTCCCAAATGGTTCCGTATGAATAATTTATTAACATATCAACTTGTTTTTCGTAATTAATATGTCTTTTTTGATCTTTATTCAA